ACCATAGAGTGGCTAGTCGTCCTAATTTGATTATGGCATCATTAACGTCTTTGATACCGTCTGGCCAGTTGGGCATACTTACACTCCAACCAAACTCTAATGCTTGTTCAACTGTTTGCAATCCAGCTTTATCTCTATCGGGAACAAGTATAATCTCTTTGCCAAGTTGCTTTAGTAACCAGTTCTGGCTGTCTTTAATTTCAGCACCAAGTAATGCACATCCGTCAATACTTATCGCATCAAATGGCCCTTCACAAACAATCACGAATGCCCTGTCATTGTATTGTGCATCTAGATTAAACACATAGCCCGGTTGTTGTTCACTTAGGTAACGTGGGTTAGCATCTGAGTTAATAGCACGGGCAGTATATCCTACAACAACGCCGTCTTTGTAAAACGGAACAATCAATCTATTACTAAATCCAACCTTAGGAGTCCAATAGAAAGGAAAGTCTTGCGGGAATAGTTTTCTACTTACCATGTATTCAAGTACAGGGATAAGTTTAGTTGGAGGGTTGTCTAGTAGACTTGTGATAGGCACAGAGTCCATAGGCAACGCACGTTCATCAAACTTTGGAACAATGCTTGTTATGATTTTATCAGTTGGGCCGTTAAGTCGTAATGCTTCTAAACGAATTTGACTAATCATATCATCAGACATGTTTAAGTCACGTAGAAACTTGTTTAACTTTTGACTAACAGGACGTCCAGGTTGCCAACTGCATTTGAATCCGCAATTGAAACAATGATAGCTCACTGCATCGCCTGCGTTGAATATGAGTCCGCCTCGTTGACGTTTGTCGTCACAACATACCGCGTTGAAGCTAATCCAACCACTTGGGGTATGTTTACGCTTTCCGGGTAAATGTTGTAGTATAGTATCTGCTATGAGGCTCATAGCTTACATTATACTAGTATACTCTGATATTGTCAACGATTCCGGTGATATTTGTTCCAGTTACAATATGTTTACCATTGCCAGCAGGTGCAGTACCTGTGTATGTAACACCGGTAATTGAACTAACAGCATAGCTTGATGTAAATCCTGCAGAGCTTGCATCGACGTTGGTTACTGTAATAACCAAATCATTAATGCCATCAACACCGCCTAGTTCGCTACCACGTACTTTAATTTGGCTGGTTACAGCATAGCCAGTGCCACCGGATCGAACTGTTACGTGGTAATGTCCGTTAGTGTTATCAACTTCAAAACTTGCTCCTACCCCATTCATAGTTGGCGTAGCGTACGACACTCTAAAGTACTGATATTTTCCAACTGGATTATTTTGACTCTGCCATGTACCAGTAAAGTCGGTAAATGTTTGCGAATGTATATATGTTGAACCTTTGAATGCTTCAGTATTAATAGTTGATTCCGTAGTGCCTTCTAACCAAACACTTCCGGTAAATCCCTTTAAGCCAACATCAAATGATAATGCTTGTGTTGGAACTGCTTCATAAAATTTTGCAGGAATTGCACTTGAATGATATGTTGGAAAGCCTTTCAAGTCAATAGTAGCTGTAAAGTCTTTATAGTTTCGTTCTGCACGAGTAATAGGCATTGCACTACCAACCATTTCAATAGTACCTACAGCACCAAAGCGACTGTCTGCATATAACGGAATGGTGCTTAATCCTTTAGTAGCAGTTACACTATAACGGAAGAACTGCGGTGTAAGTCCTTCTAAGTCAGCACTAGGAATAGTAACTGTTGCAATACCTTTGATAGTTGTACTCGGAGTAACTGTATACGGACTATTAGGTAACGCATTGCCAGCTTCATCCATAACGTTAAGTGCCAAGTCTGTAATAGTAGGGCTTGTAACTAACTCGATACGCTTTTGATCGGCGTTCTTAACGTCGAACTCTAGGACGTTATCGACGCCCTGGTAAATTTTAACTGTTCTTTGATACACGTTGGTATACTCCGTAGTAAAGCCTGCCAGATCGGCTAATAGTTGGATCCTGTTCGGATATAAATATGTTGAGATTTTTCGCATCTGGTAGAACCCTTTAATAGTATTTATGGCAAAATTAAGAGATAATATAGAACAAAATTTACCCTTTATCAGCGTGTTAAACTACGGTGAAGAAGAATATGTTGGCATCATAATCAATCAAGATCAATTTGTTACGAGCTTCTACGATCTTAATGCTATAAAGTCCCCCGAGGAGAAAACGCTGTTTTTAGAAATAGGCGAAACGTGGTGGTGGGAGTCAAATAGACAATTCCCAATAAGCATTATATGTCGTGATCAAATACATCCGTTTGCTTACGCTGTTAAGACATTTAACAGCAAAGATGTCCGTGTTCTACTTGGCCCAGTTGTAAACTTAATGAATCTAACTTTAAAACGTGTTAAACGTAAGTCAGTGCAGTTAGTCCGCAAGACCCGCTAGTTCTTCACAAATCAAATTCATCTGTACTACAATTACATGTGCGTATGCCACCGCATGTGCTTTTTTAAAGTAGTATTCATCGCCTTCTGGTTTCACCCATACTTCTTTCATCACGTCGTTCCAATCTTTCCCGATCAAGTAACGCTTCGCTGGGCGGATTATTGCCAACACCGCAGCCAGTTGTTCTATAGTCGTCGGCTTCATTTCTCTGAGAATTGAACCATGTCCGTTTACGTGAAACAGCTTGTTGGTAAACTCGTCCTCTAGCAATAGATCCCATATAGGCTCCTGATTCATCAATTTTAGCAAATGCTTACGGTTATGTACACCTTCGTATACACCCACGTTAAGAAAGTCTATTTTAAAATATCCTCTATCCTCTGCTTCTTTATAATCTAGAGTTGGTAAGCCCGTGATTTTATTGTACGGGATAGGCGTACAATACACACCAGTATTGTGCTTTTTAAAAGTTCCATCTTTATCTTTAATAGCCGCTGGAATACATTCCAGTAAATCTAAAGGATAGGATCTGTTAGCAAAGTCGATGTCAATATCTGGCATTAGTGTTTAATCTCTGATTCAAATAATAATAAGTGCAATGTATCAGTTAAATGATCTGCATACTTGTCTGCTTCTTCAATACTGTCAAAGCCCATAAACTTTACATACACTGAGTTATCTTCTTCTGATACAATTACTTGTAACTCTAACTCTAATGCTTGTTGATTATGATTTACGTGATTAGTTTTCATATATTAGATTCTCTGACGACTTGTTTAACCAGCTCTGTATCGCCTGGCAATTTCTTAAATTTGTTAAGCCAAAATTGTAAGTCTATAATATTACCAATTGCAGAAAGTTGATCGTCTCCCATCTTCTTTAGCATATCTTTACCGTGTGTAGAATTTAATACTAGCCAAGGACTAACCTTGCCATCTTTAATATCATACGTAGCTCGACTTAAACTTACATATAAAAAATAATGATTCCACTGGGCGTCGTGAGATTCTGCCCATGTCATCATCGTTTGGATCGATCTTTGAAGGGCGGTTTCGACGTTTTCGGTTCTGATAAGGTCGAGGACGTATTGGGTGTAGAGTTCGTCTCTGCACCAGTGGTCGAGTTTAATTCCAGACGTGATAATATAGTTGATAAATTTTTCTGGGTAGAGAGGATTAACATTACTAACAAAGCTCCCAAACTTAACGAAAGCGTTATAGTAAGGGCTTTTACAAAAATCTTCATAAGTTTTTTCTTGTTTACTGTTCGGCTGTGCTTGTTTAAAAAATCTGCAAAATGTGTCGTAGGCTAGCACCACATGCTTTTCTGTTCGAGCCAATGCTCTGCGTTTCTGTTCACACACGTGGACAAATAAGGTCTTTTCTCGACCAAATGTATTTCCACAATAATCACAAACAAAGGCGGCTTCGACTAGACTCATCATTTAAGTTTCTTTGCAAGGGTTGCTTCATCCATACCGTATTTTCTACCAAGCTCTTTAAGATCTTTATCTGTAGAAAGTTCTGCTAACAATTCAAGTTCATCAATTTTACGTGTAGGATATATTTCTTCTAAAAACTTTACCTTCTTTCCACCGTTACCTGATTTCTTTTTATGCCCTAACCATTGATGAAAAAATACTGTGTTGTTGTTATAACTACACATACACAATAATTGCCATAATAGCTTAGGATGTTTTTGTATGCTATTCCAGTTTTTGTTAAAGTATTCATTGACAGTTAAAACAAAATGTTCTTGAACTTCTCGTTTCTGTCCTTGTACATTGCTTACATAACGATTAAGAATATAAAATTCACTCTTAAGAGCTTTTTGTTGATCAGTATCCATAGCGTCCCATAACTCACGAACGTTTTGATCTACAGCCGCCAATTTCTCTTTAAGTTCTACTTTTTCACTCATACTTTTCCATGCTTAGTTTATATAACATTTTAACACGATCTATGGCTTTTTGTAAAGTGGGATTGGATTTTCCGGCAAGACGAATTTTGATCCATTCATTATGATCATTTAACTCTTGATTACCTGTAGTTTGATTCACACCTCTAACTCTTGCCGGATTGTTTTCAGGTTCCCAATCCCAACCAATTGCCACTCGGGTACTGGGATCAGCACTGTGTTCTCTTGCATATATTGTGCCACCTTGTCTTTCATAAATGTATGTAGCACCAGGTTTAAGATTGCCCATTCAGCAACTCCTGTTTAGGTACTAGTATTGCATCAAATGCTAGAACAGTTCTAGCGCCTGTGCCTTTCCACGGGTAAACTCCATGCGGAATATGGCTTGGAAACATTACAAACGTACCTGGAGTACCTTCATATTTCCAATTGTCATGCATGATAAACTTAGTTAAGTCTTTAGGTTGTGGGAGTCTAAAATAAAGATTACCATCTGTAGGAGTAGAGTTGTCATCGTACTCTGGAGCAGTTACATATACATTTCCGCTAATGTGTCCGCCTGGATGGTGATGTATGGCCTGATAGTCACCCGGGGCTTGTTTAATAGTCCAGATGCTTACAATTTTAGGATCTACATACTTTAGTTCTTCAGCGCCTGATTGCGCTGATACTAGTTCCATATAACCGCAACATGCTTCCTCAAACCATTTGATCAACCATGCAATGTCAATATTTAAATCGCTAGGAAGAAGTTGTATTTGAGTTCCGCCCCTAACACTTAACAAAGGATTATCAGCTTCATTTAATTCAGGATGCTGATGTGCTGATTCTACTAAGTTATAAATTTTACTAAATTCTACAGGAGGTACAGTATCTGAAAGAATAATAGTTGGTTGGAAATAAGCAATTTTTAATGTCATATAATGTTCCTTAGAGTAGTTTGTCTAATAATATAATTTCGTTTTGTCTTGCAATTTCTTTGACAAAGTACGCACACTCGGGTTTTGAACTGTTAGAAAGTGGTGTTGCTAGTAGCTGTGCATTTTTCATTTTAGGAAAATACCATTTAACATCATTATAGAAATTTACAATTTCAATCTTCTTAAACTCAACTCTAAAACTACTTAGTGGATTAAAAATTAATGCGTCAAACCCTCTATCATTTAAACTAGTTAACGGCAAGATTTCTATATCGCTAGCGGCACTACTATCGCCTACTGCAATACACCAATCAATTGGCATAGTTACTTCGTCATCACCTATGCGTAATACCATTGCAGGAGCATTAAAACTTTCGAGAAAGATTAATGGCATAAAGAAAAAGTCTGGTTCTTTTGGATCGCTGTTATCTAGTACTGCAAATCTAGTATTTTCATCGACTTCATCTGGGAGATTGTTTAATGAAAAAGTCTGATTATCTAACGTTAATATATTCATAATTCCTTATTTTTGCCAGTCTATCTTTTCAATTGTGAAAGGATACTTGGCGTCCTTGTAAAATTTCTTCCTCGTAGTGAGGTGACGCTTGGCAAATTTACAAGTCGAAGTTATGTCCCAAATTTGTACAAAATCTTTGTCTTCAGCTTTACGAATACCACGGCCTATTGACTGAATAACTCTGACAAACGATTTGCCAGGCTCCAGAAGTACCAGGTTAAAGATACGAGGTATATTAATACCAACAGCCGCAACACCATAGGTCGCGACAGTAACTTTATTATCTGCTGTTGCATGTTCTTTATATTCTTCTGCACGTTTGGTCCCTTTAACTTCGCCTGAAATAAACACTGCGCCTTCTATCATTTCTGTTAATAATTTGCCTGTATCAATCCTATTAACTAAGATTAATGTATTGCCTGAATCCGATAAGCCTTTTATAAGTCTACTAAAATAAGTCATCCTGTCTTTGTCTGTGACAAGATATTTCAATTCTTCTTGATATGTTTTAAATTCTGGGATGTCGATTAACTGTACAATGTTAACATGTAAGTTACTAAGTATTCCCATTTCCTGTAATTCGTGTGCTTTGATGCCGCCAACAACTGGCCCGATACTAGCAAAGATTGGAGCAGATTCAAATTCGTCTTTTGGAACTGTGCCTGTTAATCCCCAACGGATAGGAGAATTACACAAGTTCTGTGTAAGCAAATTCTTTAATACTTCTGCTTTTGCCATATGGACTTCGTCAACAATTACAGTCTTAACGCCGTCGAGAAATTCTGCCAAGGTCAATGCAATGTCAGAATCCCAATTTTTACTTTTCTTGTCTAGAACGTTAAGACTTTGCCATGTGCAGATTGTATGCATCTTATTAAGATCCTTACGATCCCCATAATAAACACCGACATCCAAGCCTACGTTGACATAATCTTCTTCTGTCTGTGTAACTAAATCTTTATTAGGAACAATAACAATAGTACGTCCATATTTTTCTGCACAATGACTTAATGTTGCTGTCATAATAGTTTTACCAGCGCCTGTTGCAACTTCTTGCAAGGCTTGTGTATTGGTAAAAAAGCGATTTACAACCTCAACTTGGTCATCTCGTAATACAATTGGCTGTCCTGCAAACCTGTGTCCGGCTGGCCAAACTTTTCCTTGGTCTGCCCAGTACTGGGTTGTTATTTCTGGAAATTCAATTTTACTAGTCGTGCGTAAATCGTCTAATTCGTCGATATCAATATCCATGTTAGACAGTATTTCTAGACACTTTTCTAGCTGGCTCAAATAGCCATTTCCACCTAGTCCAAACATACTTACTTTACCATCCCAGCGTCCTAATTTGTATGCTGGTTGATATCGTGCAGTAGGGTTTTCATATTTGAAAGTATTAGCTAACTTTTTGCGAGCTTCTAAATTTAAGCCCTCAAATTTAATGTTAACTTCGTCTCTAATGACTAATTTTACGGTCATAAAATCTTACGTCCTTCTAGCATACTTTTTTCTTCTGCATATTCTATAATTAAATCACAACAATTAGCATACACGGAAGTCTTACCATGACGCAACCCCATTTTTGTATCTAACGCAATCACTGCCATAGGTTGCCATGAATTTTTCAGGAAAAATTTCGGTATTTTTCCACTACTCACTGCCGCAACAATCAGTGTATCATCCAAGTGTTTGTTGTATTGATTAGTTGCGATGAAATTATTAAATTTCTTGCCAATTTCATCATTGGGCAATCTAAAGTAAATACCTACCCTGTCGTCTATGCCGACATTTTTCATGGCTTCCGACAAAATTTCAAGATTTTCCAAATATTTGTTATTGACGATTGTGTCAAATACAACTAGTATTGGTAACCTTCTTAATTTTAAGATACTGTCAAACACTTCTGTGAGCGAGTGTTGATTTTTATCAATCCAAACTTTAGTTGTAGCACGATTAGCAATAACTTCGGTCAAATTTTCACCAAAATTTCGAGGTTTTTCGGTGGTATACTTATAACGTATACTTCGATCATTTATGATACTTTGATCAATGCTAGTGTTCATGCCTAAGTCAGCAGTTATGGCTTTCTGAAAATTGCTATGTTCAATGTTAGTGATTAAAAACCGATTTTCGACCTCAGTTTTTGACCAAGATTTTATGGTCTCATAGTGGGTTTTTATGGAACTGTCAATTTCGAACCCTAGTGGTTCAAGTGTTTCATAAATTTGTACAATATTGTATTCAGTTAGGTCTGCGACCCAGAGACCGTCTTTACCGGTGTATAGTAAGCCATTGACGGATTTCGCTAAATTTTGCAAAATCTTGCGAATTTCGAGGTTATACGTGATTTCTATGAAAAGTACAAGATCTTGGTCTTCATATTTTCTGATATAGAATTTTCTCACTTGTTATATCTGACGAAAACTTCTTGACCACGTTGGGTTATCAATTTCTTGTAAAATTTCGTCTTTAAATTCTGGCATTTTTTCGGAATTTTCCCGAAGAATTTTCATTAACAGCTTTGATTGGTTTTCTGTGATAAAAGAATGGTTGCCAACAGATGATGCCAGGCTACGTAACACTCGTGCATCTTTAGCTATGATTAATTCCTCAATAGTAGGGGAAGTAAAATTCACGATTTTTAGTAAAAGTTTATCTATTGTCATTATTCAGTAAGTATACGCTAACTATTGTCAAAGGTCAACCTCTTAGAAAAAAATAGGCCTCAATATTATTTAAGGCCTACGGTCGACATTTTGAGTAAATTAGTTAAATTGATGCATCTTCCATTCCAGCAACACGTAATTTTACAATATTTGTAATTTGCCACTGTTTCTGGTCAAGACCCTTAATAACACCCAGCCACTTGTTACGAAGTAAGGCAAATTCATTGATAATTTTTTCCATATCAACTACATCTGCCTCGCCTTCTACATAACGTTCACAATCACGACTGCTTAATGCACGTTGATAGTTTTCTAAATATTTTCTAAAGAAACTACTTTTTAATCTTCGTAATTGTATGTTAAGATATTCTAAAATTGCCTCAATTTCTTGTAATTGTCCAAATCTATGTTCAACAGTACCTGGCATACTTGCGCTAGCCTTTTCAACATTACCTCGCAGTTTCACTTCGTCTCGTGCTTCTGTAAGTTCTTGTTCAAAGTATGCTACCGCATCGGGAATATGCGAAATATCTTTGGCAATCTTAGAATACCAGCCCATTAAAAGTCCAATTCTTGTACGTCGTCTTCTTCACCATCAAAATCATCGTTAAGATAATATCCGATAGCTTGATCAAGTGTTTCGTCGACACCCATAGCCGCCTTAAAAACTTTATCAGGCATGCCAAAGTCAGCTAACAAATCGACATAGCGTTCTGCTACAGTTTCAATTTGTTTTTTGTCTAAATATTCGACAAAGTTTAACCAGATGTCACTAATTTGTGTTTCACTCAACATTTTCTTCTGTCTCCTCAGGAATGGTGGTTGCTGTTAAAGGTTTGATATGAAATTTACTCATTAACATATCTAATTTATCATCTTTCCATTCTTTTCGGTAGAATTTAAACTCTTCGCCTGTCTCTGGATCGACCCATTTCAAACGATTACCTTCTTGTTTTAACAAACCGGCCTTTTCGCACAAGTCTACCAAACCGCTATAAGGATTCATACCTGTTTCATATGGAATTTTAACTTGTAATGTTTCAAAAGGCTTTGCATAACGAGTTTTCATAATTTTGCAAGCGGCACGAATACCATTTACTTCTGAAACTTTGTTACCATCTTCGTCTTCTTTCAACTTCAACTTCTTCATAGCAACTACGATAGAACTTGCGTATACGAAACCTTGTCCGCCTGAAATTTTGTCATCTGGATCAAACATATCTTGGCTAGCGTATGTGTGATTTGTACAAACCATGCCTACGTTATAATTACCAAACATGTTTACACAATTACGAACTAATGCTGTAAGTGCTTTAGGTTTACGGCCCATATCGCCTTTTAAGTCTCCGGCTTCAAACTGGTTGATGTCGGTAGGGGTAAGCAACATACCCAAGCTGTCTATGACAAACAAGACTTTAGGACGTTGATCCATAGCTTTATATTCTGTCATGAATTCGTGGATTGTTTTTGCCACGTCATCAATCATAGCCATATTAAGTTTAAGCAATTTTTCTTCGCTTGTGTCTACACCTAATGCATGTAACCACTTTTCGTCCAATGCGTTTTCGCTATCAACTAAGATAACATAAATGCCTTGTTCTTGTGCGTTTTTAACAATATTGCCTGAACAAATATAACTCTTGCCAGCACCTGATTCGCCAGCAAATACAGTAACCTTGCCCAAAGGAATACCTTTGTTAAAGTCACCGCTAATTAGGTAGTTCAAAGCAAAATTGCCAGTACTAACCCAATCTGTCGGATCGTTAAACCCGATACCTAGACCATCAATACTCTTAGTCAAGGTCTTTCTAAATTTCGATAAATCGAAGGCTTTTGTGGCCATGTGTTTCTCCTAATGATGATTTAAGGGGACCGAAGTCCCCTTATTGCTTATTGCTTTTGACGATTACGAATCATTGCCAAGATGTCTTGAGCACGACTGTCGCCTGCACCTGTTGCTTCAGCCGCTGGTGCTGGAGCAGGCGTAGCTTTTGCTACTGGAGCTGGTGTGTCATCTTCGTCATCTGCTGGCACTGGTGCGCTAGCCTTAGGAGTTTGCTTTACAGGATCGCCAGTTTGTTGACTCATTCCTGCTGGTTTAAAGTACTGACCCCAACGTTCCATATCATATGGCTCGCCGTCAACTGAAGCTTCAAACATTTCTTTCATCACTTTGATTTCAACTTCACCTGGCTTCTTAGGTAAGAAGTCTGACAAGTTAAACAAGCCATGTTGTTTGATAGCCGCATTTTCCAAATCATTTAGTGGACGCTCACGACGTGCCCAGCTTGATGTTGAATAGTCAGCATATCCGCCTTTGCTACCTTTCTTCATACGATAGTCTAAACCATGTACAAAGTCAGTTGGCAAATCTTCCAATTCTGGATCGACTAATGCCGCACGAATTGATGTAAAGATTTGTGGACCGATAATGAAACGGCGGATTGGATTTTCTGGTTGTTCATCAGTCTTTTCGCCAAGTCCGTCTTCAACAACGAAACCTTGGAAAATGTATGAACGCTTTTTCCAGTATTTACGACCCATGTCTTCTAACGCTGGGTCTTTAAACCAAGCACGTACTTCGTTAAGAATCGGACATGATTCGCCATACATTTCTACGCATGGAACTTGTACTGTTACTGGTTTGCTTTCTGATTCACCTTTGATTCCAGCGAATGGCAATTTAATCATTGCACGTTCTACCCAGAAAAAAGTGTTATCGGCGTTACCATCTGGTAAGAATCTAAGTGTAGATTCGCCGCCTTCTTTGAGATTCCAGAATGGATAAATTGATTTATCTCCACCTGAACGATTGTTGTCTGAACCTTTCGATTCTGCTGCCTTGAGCTTTGCTCGGATTTCTGCTAAAGATGCCATAATTGTTCTCCTATTAATAGCCTTAGTTTTTTTGCCTGTATGTTTTACACCTGTAAAACAAAAAGTGCATACATGTTATTGTACGCACTTTTATTTATGTTTGCAAGAGAAATCTTGCCCTAAATGTGATTATTTTGCTCGATTATCTGCCGCGAGCTAAACTAATAATTCTAGCCAATGAGTCGTCTGTTTTGAATGTAACAGCAGTATCATTTTCGCTTACAGTAGTATGCCCAACAACTGCGCCAGGTTTCTGTAGAGCGGCCGCACGACGAGCAACATATTCAGGATTGTCGACTTGCAACAAATCTGCTTGACCTGCTGGTTTGAAGTCCATACTTTGACCACTAATTGCAGGAGTCGATCCTAAGTTAGGCATCCCGCCCATTGTTGGAGTTCCACCGCCCATCTTACCCATCATGTCTTGAGGATTCATTGATCCGCCCATGCCTTTGAATTGTGACATAGCATCGTCAAAACTTGCAGGCTGTCCGTTAATAGTACCAGACGATGTACTAGTGTTAGTAC